GAGCCCAAGACCGAGAGCGACAAGCCGTGGTTTTACTATGAGTGGAAGGACAAGTATCACGCCGACAAAGCCTCCACCGAGGACGTGACGCAGACGCGGGATCTCTCCTTGGTCGGAACGCAAAGGCTGGGATACAACCCCGTGTTCTGCAACTGGGATGCTTGGGCAGGGCATTGGAAGCCCAAGTGTGTGAGCAAGCCCCAGGTCATCTCGGCATCCGGCATCAGCGAGAAACTCAAGGGCTGGTGGGAGGCCAAGGTGGATCCCAACACGCGCCTAGTGGACATCCCGGAGCCGAAGTGGCTGAAGAGTGTCAACGTATAAGGCGTGCGTAGACTGCGGGCATTCGTATCCCGCAACCACCGAGCATTTCCACAAGTCCAAGGATGGACTGCACGCTCGTTGCCGGGACTGCCGCAACAAGAAGCTCAAGGGCGAGCGCAAGCAGGTGCGGGACAAGCGGCTGGGGCGGATGGAGAAGGCGGCCGTCGACTCCTTCATCAAAGCCTCCCGCCTGGGCGGGGCGAACATCCCGCACTCGTCCGAACTCCTTGAGATCCTCATGGAGTACTTCGGTGGCGTGCGCGGCTACGCCAATATGTTTATGAAGCAACTTTACGACTCACCTGCCGGTGGAGCATTCCGCACCAAGATGCTGGACTCCGTGATGCGACTGGTGGTTGGCAACACGGCCATGGGCGGGGCCAAGAAGCCGCTGGAGTTGATGAGCGAAGAGGAACTGGAGGCCGAGCTGAGACGACAGGTCTTGGAGGCCGCCATGAACATACAGAAGGTTGAGGTGATTGATGGAAAGACTGTGCCGAACCTGCCGTTGGTCGATCACCACATCGATGCCGGAGTGGCTCCGCTGCCACCGGATGCCCCCGGTGGTGAACTTCCCAACCGTGTCCCCGACTGACCACTGTGGCGAATGGTCTTCGCCCACCATCCAGCAGATGAACGAGCGTGCGAAAGCATCCGAAGATTCCGCCTCCGCCGAAGGCTGAAGGCCCAATAGGCGGGCTGACGCAGCACGCCCTGACGCAGATGAAGGATGTCCAGGCCGCGCTCACAGAGCGCCGTCTGGAGGCCCTGCGATTATGGGTTCCCATGCCAAAGCAAGAGGATTTCCACGGGTGCATGGCGAGCGAGCGGCTGGTGATCGGAGGCAACCGCAGCGGCAAGAGCGCCTGCACGTTCATTGAGGACGCCCGCGCCGCCACGGGGCAGGATCCCCACGGAAAGTACCCGAGAGAGAACGGCAACTTGGTGATCATCGGCAAGAACTGGCAGCACATCGGGATGGTGGTGTATCCGATGCTGTTTAAGGCCGGGGCGTTCCGCATCATCCGGGACGAGGTGACTGGCGCATGGCGGGCCTTCAACCCATCCAAGGACGCGGCCCGAAAGGGTGAGTCCAAGCCAGCCCCTCCGCTGATTCCGCCGCGCATGATCAAAGACATGGCGTGGACGCAGAAGAACGCCGGCTACCTCAACAAGGCCGAGTTGACCAACGGCTGGACGATCTACTGCTTCTCCTCTGAGGGCGAGCCTCCGCAGGGCTTCCAGGCTGACTTGGTCCATATCGATGAGGACGTGAACAACGAGCGCTGGATTGGCGAAATGCAGGCCCGCCTCTCGGATCGCAAGGGGCGCTTTGTCTGGTCGGCCATGCCGTGGTCCAAGAATGATGCGCTTCTTGGTCTGTGCGAGCGGGCCGACAAGGCTGAAGAAGATGGCGTCGAAACCCCCATCATTAAGAAGTTCGTTCTCCGCTTCCTGGACAACGACCACATCGACCAAGAGGAGAAGAAGAAGAACCTAGAGCGGTGGGCGGCGCTCGGCCAGGACGAACTGAAGATGCGGGCCGAGGGAGAGTTCACCACCGGCTCCACGCTCATGTATCCGACGTTCAATGCGTCGGTCCACATGATGAACAGGTCGGACTTGCCGGACGGCCAGATCCCGCCTGAGTGGACACGGTACGTGGCGATTGACCCCGGACATGCGGTGATGGCCACGTTGTTTGCCGCGGTCCCGCCGGACGAGAAGTTCATTCTCTTCTATGACGAGCTGTACATCCGCAACTGCAACGCACTCATCTGGGGCGAGCAGTTCTTTTCCAAGGCCCAGCACCAGTACATCTACGCCGCCATCATGGACATGCACGGCGGAGCCCTGCGTGACCTTGGGTCGGGTCGATTGCCCCATGAGCTGTACTCCGAGGAACTGAAGAAGCGCAACTACCGCTTCGCCCTCACGGGCCATCAGTTCCTGCCTGGGTCGGACGACATCCCGGCCCGCACGGCCATGGTGCGGCAGATGATGCACATCCGCGGTGACGGCACCACGCGCTTTCGGATACTGGAGGGCGGCTGCCCAAACCTCGTCCGCGAGTTGAAGCGCTACCGCAAGAAGACCACCACGGTCAATGGGCAGGTCTACGTGACCGACGAGCCGCAGACACGCGGCGAGGTCCACGCCTGTCAGACCGCCGAATACCTCTGCGCCTATGAGCCCCGCTACCACAAGCCGCCGTCGCAGGTCGGCCCCGAGCCGTGGTGGGTGAAGTGGCGAGCCGACCGTTTGAAGAGACAGCGGAAGTCCGAAGACCCGTGCATTTTCCTAGCCCCCAATGGGAGTATTAAGCGATGAGTTATGAGATGCCGAAGGCGGAAGTTGGCGAGATTGTCTTGTTCATGCCACATGAGGGTGCCCCGGCCGTCCCGGCCATCGTCTGCAAGGCGTCGGCCCGCACGCTGACCCTGTTTGCCATGGCCGGCGAGCTGGGGGTGGTGGTGAAGCCCTCGGTCCACCACGTCACCGATGAGGGGGTCCAAGAGTTCCCCGAGTGGAAGCGGTACGGCTTCTGGGACCACCGGCCCAAGGATCCGAAGATTGCCCTGCTTTCCGAGCGGGTTTCGCTCCTGGAAAAGAAGCTGGCTGTCCTGGAGCCCAAGAAGGCCAAATAAGGGCATTAGTCAGTAGGAGCCGCCATGTCCGAAGAAAACCCTCTGCGCCCCATAGCCAAGCGCTGGCTGGAGTGCATCCGGCAAGCCGAGAAGCACAAGAAGGTCTTCTCCGATGACGCCAAGGAGGCCATGGGCTTCTACTCGTCGGACCCCAACGCCATGTGGGCCAACGAGCATGCGCGTGGGGAGCGTGGCTACAACAAGGGCATCGATCCGCCGCCGTTTCGCATGGTGGTGAACCGTGTTTTTGAGGCTGTAACGCTCTTTGGGTCAGTCATCCACCACCGCAACCCGCAGCGGACGGTGACGCCCAAGGAGTATCCTGTGATCGGGCCGGCGCTCCTGGGCATACAGCCGCAGCCCCCGGTCCCGCAGATGGGCCCCGATGGGCAACCTGTCATGGGGCCGGACGGCCAGCCGGTGATGATGCCGGACCCGATGATGATGGCCTATGAGCAGGCCGTCCAGCAGCAGGGCTTCATGTATGAGCGCCGCAAGCTCATCGCTCAGTTGCTCCAGGACTACCTCAACTACACGCCCAATGAGTTGGACCTGAAGCGCCACACCCGCAAGGTGGTAGACGAGGCGTTCATCAAAGGCGCGGGTGTGTGGTGGCATGAGCTGTACCAGCCGCCCGGGGCCACGGTGAAGTTTGCCGGTTCGTTCTTTGATTCCATCGACAACCTTGTGTGGGATCCCGACGCGGACGAGTTTGAGGACATCCGCTGGGCGGCCCGCAAGCGGGTGCAGCCGATTGACGAAGTGGCTGCCAAGTTCGGCCTGTCTCGGGAGGATCTCAAGGGCCACATTGAGTCCTACTCCTCCCGGGCCGACCAGGGCGACCGTGGCTACGAACACAAGAAGCGGACGGGCAAGACCAACGACCTCATCTGCTACTGGGAGATTTACTCCAAGACCGGCTTCGGCGACAGGCTGAAGGACGCTGACAAGGATCTCCGCGGCAAGTTCGATGCGCTCGGGCCCAACTGCTACATCGTCGTTGCGGAGGGAATCGACTTCCCCCTCAATGCTCCACCGGCCATCCTCCAGGAAGAGGTGGACGAGACGGGCATCCCGCAGGCGTTGTTCATGTCCTGCCAGTGGCCGATCCCCTTCTGGGCCGAGCCCAACGGCTGGCCGTTCACGCTACTGTCCTGGCATCGTCAGCCCGGCTACTCCTGGCCGATCAGTCTGATCAAGCCCGGCATCGGAGAGCTTCGCTTTATCAACTGGGCGATGTCGTTCCTGGCCACGCGCATTGCCACGTCCTCGCAGACGCTCATCGGCGTAGCGAAGGCCGCGGACCCCGACATCAAATCGAAGATCCTGGAGAAGAGCGAAGGCGGGTTCAACATTGTCGAAATCTCCGAGGCCGTTGGTCGCTCGGTGAACGACGTGATCTCGGTCTTCCAGATGCCTGGGGTCACCCAGGACATGTACAACATCATCCAGGCGGTCACGGAACTCTTCGACCGGCGCGTCGGTCTGACCGAACTCATTTACGGTATGACGAGGTCAGCCTTCAGAAGTGCGGCAGAAGCCGCCGTGAAGAGCGAGCAAATTTCGGTCAGGCCCGACGATTACGCAAATTCTCTGGAGGACTGTCTGTCCGAGGTTGCTCGGAAGGAAGCCCTCATGGCGCGGTGGCTGATCTATCCCCAGGACGTTGCTCCGCTGCTCGGAGACTTGGCGGCCCAGGCATGGGGCATGCACGTCCAGGGCGAGAACCCGGAGAACATCGTTCGGGAGTATTCGTACCGCGTGGAGGCCGGGTCTGCCAGGAAGCCCAACATCGCCACCAAGGTTGAGAACCTGAACAACTTCATGCAGATCATCGCCCCGGTGTCGCAGGGCATGATGCAGGCCGGTCAGCCGGAAATCTTCAACGCCATGCTGTCCACCTGGGGCAAGGTCAACCAGATGGACGTGTCGGAGTTCATGGTTCCGCCTCCTCCTCCACCCCCTCCGCCGCCCCCGGGCCCGCCCCAAGAGGCGGCACCTCCAGGGCCTCCTCCCGCCCAATAGTCATATATGAGCATTCCCGAGTCGGTCTTGGCCTTGGGCCGAGAGGCCATCGAAACCTATGAGCGTGCCCTGCCCTACGGCGAGCGGTGGGCTGAAATGTGCGCGCTCCAGTGTCCTCCGGGAACCAAGGGGACCGAGCGAGCGTTCCTGGAGGGCCGTCAGAACAACGAGCAGTTCGACTCCCTGCCCCGCCGGCAGGCCCAGTACATGATCCGTGAGGCCAAGCAGGCTGGGATCAACCCCTCTGGCAAGTACTACGTGGCCGGGATCGCCGACAAGCGCGGCTGGAGGGATCCGGCCGCCTGGGTGTCGTCTAATGATGATGTGCTGAAGGTGGCCCAAAAGCGCCGCCTCGCCGTGTCGGGCAGCGTGAACTACGACCCGGGCCCGGCCCCGCCGCAGCGCAAGGTGCTGTCGGAATCCATCATCAAAGAAGAAGTGCGCAAGGAAAAGCGCAAGAACCCGTCAGCCGACGCCAAGGAGCTGCGGGCCAAAGTCATTGAGAAGCATGCGTACCGAGTGAAAGGACGAGGAGTATGAACGAGATTGCACGGCACTTTTCTCCAGGCGCGGTGATCACGGCCAACAGTTCGGCCGCCACCACGTCCGGCATGTTCCCGTTCGGGCGCTTTGGCGGTGCCTGCGTGATGATCGCCAACACCAACGGAGCCACCCAGATCAACTGGTACGGCACTGTTGATCCTTCGGTGACTCCGCGGCAGATTTACTCTGAGGGCTCGGCGGTGACAACGGCCGTGACGGTGGGTATTCATCCCGTCCCGGACGCCTGCTTCGCCGTGAATCATGTGGTGCCCGTGGTCAGTGGCGCTACGACCTGCGCCATGACGGTGATGGCCAAGGGCTGACCCGATGCCCCTAAACCCTCGCACCCTGCGGCCCGGCAGCGCGTTC